ATGAGCGATTGAGTGAAGGAGCCGATGAGCGATTGAGTGAAGGAGCCGATGAGCGATTGAGTGAAGGAGCCGATGAGCGATTGAGTGAAGGAGCCGATGAGCGAATGAGCCGATGAGCCGATGAGCGAATGAGCCGATGAGCCGAATGAGCCGAATCACGAAGCGCGAATGCGACCGTAAATGTATATAGACGACACATCACGTAACGATTGTCGTCTATATTATCTAGCATAATAGTAGTAGTCATCGTACATTTACTCGATGGAAATCCTGTATTCTATTCAATATATCATCTCATGGATTTATCATAACGTGATTCACAGCGAAGTCATGTATGCTATCCTAAAAATCCTAATCATCATCGGGTTGGTGGCATTATTGGTGTATCGAGAATACACTTTGTTTCTTTTGTTATGCGTCGTGATACTTTCATGCGAATGTTTTCGATGGATGACGGAAAATAACCGTGATTTTGGTGAGGTTCAAAAAATGCTGGCATCATCCTTATGGAATAATAACGCCGAGTCGGCGGCTCAATTTTCGATAACATCCGGCTTAAGCGACAAAGACGAGCTCACGCGCGGAATTTCATTATCAAGCTCATCGTCGGAACGTGAAGGATTTTCTCTCGGCATGCCCAAAATCATTCAGGGAGATGATAGCGGGAAAGACCATCGGAGGTCAAATAAATTCATCGAAGAAGATAGCAACGATTTTACTGAGAAATACTTTAAAAGCAAACAGTGCTCGATTGGAAGCGGGGCTGGAAGCATCACGATGTTTGGTAGTAACGAATTGATTGATGCGTCTGGAACGGTGAATATAAAGACGATATATAATTTTGCGGGAAAGGCGCCGAAGAATGATTCCAACGCAAGTGAAAATGGAAGACGTGCAACGTATTTCATCGATTGTGTCTATCATCCAGTAAAACGAAGTTATGGTAAAGTCGGAACATTTCGGGTCTCACCTACCGATAACACATACCAAGTGGGCGACTTTCGCGATATGAAAACACTCATGTATAATGATATCAACAATCGTATCATCGATATCACGCGTTGCCTCGCACGGTTTAATACGGAGGTATTATTCAATACAGTTTCGGATATTACGGCGGATAGAAGCCAGCGATTGTCGTTGTCGGATCGAAAAGCAGACAATAGCATCATTCAAAAAACAAAGGAGGACGAATTCGTGTATAAATCTCTCATCGCAGGGAATTCAAACGCAGATAAAATGGTGAATATTCAATCGTTGAACTCAGGTCGCGCGGGGGATAATCGCAGCGATAGCACATATAGCCAGCTTCTTGACTCTGTAAATTCAGATGAACGTTATAAAAACAACGATGGATTAAAACAACGACATCTTAGCGTCTATGGTAAAGTCTATGGATTTCGCAAACGTATCGACGAAATTCTCTCGACGATGCGACAACAAACCAAGAATGATGCGGCCTTATTACATACGATTCGTGTAGGCGAATCCGTTGTTCAAGAGCTACGAATGATACTCGGATATCTTGCGATTGTTCAACGAACCGCCGATATTATCAAATTTGAAAAAGATACGAAGATTTACGAGACGAAACTTGATACAACACCACCGCCGACTTCACTTTCCTATCTTCCAGCCGACGCATCGGCAATCAATACCAATCGCAATATTTTTAGACTACCGCATGATGACGACACGTATAACACCGACGATGAAAAACGGTATTTATATGGAATTACGTATTACTTCGGCGGTCGGCCGCATGGTTCGAGCTAGGGTATGCACGCACGGCACAGGAATGGCTTCGTGAAATATTTTTTTATCGACGTAGTATAGACAGTAGTATTCATTCATTTTATTCATTGTATTGATTTATTTGTCATTATCAAAAATGGAACTACGAACAGTGGCGATTTTAGTATTGATGGCTACGATTGTTGTCTTGACATCGGCATTCGGAGCATATCAGGATGGGATTGAAAAACAGAAGGAACATGAGTTTCAAATGAAGAAGGCCGATAAGGCCGCCGATACTCCAAGTGCGCTTGTTGGTGCGTCAGGTGCGGCAACTTCCTATAAACAAAGCGCCGCTCATCTTAATACGTCCGAAAAAGTGGATATGCCATATGTGAAAGAAGGTCCAAACTCCTACCGCGGAAAGGCGGGTGGCTATGACCTTCGTGACACCTACGACAGCGACGATGACCGTGATGACCGCAACGACAGCGATAGCGATAGCGACAACAGCAAGCCAACTACCGAATTTCAACGAAAAATCAAATACATCAAAACGATATTTAAAGAAATATTTAGTAAATGGGGTTCGCAAGAACCGATTATGGCGCCAGTGAGTGTCGAAGAAGACCCCGATAATCCTCTGGGTGAAGGTTTCAAAATCCGAGAGAAATTCAAGAAAGGTGCGCGTCAAGGAATGCGAAAGTTGAAAAATGCGTTCCGCGGGCGATTCAAGTAGCGACGACGCGTGGGCGCAAGAAATAATCTATTGTAATACTAATAGTTACAGTATTCCAATGTCAAAACATAAGCATCGAACTCGAAGTAAAACGCCAAAAATATCGATGAAAGCGGGTGCGGGTGCCACCATGCCTTCTGCCGCTGCCGCACCCGGAGCACCAAAACCACAAGTTGGCGGAGCCCCGGGGTCAATCGCATCATCACCACTCATACCCCCAATCACACTGAAGTCATTTACAGACCTTTTTTCCGGAAAAACAAACTTCTTTACACTACAATCACCGGCAAACAATATTATGGACTCGAAAGTATTGACCGCCGCCCACAACTTCTTCCATAATCTGAATACAAGCACATTTTTCGCCGGTTTTGTCATGATTATCTTGAATATTGGGTCGCGATATATCAATCTTGACTTGAACTCTTCAACCGAGTCGTGGATTAAATACCTCATGAGCAAAGAGGTGCTCGTATTTGCTGTGAGCTGGATGGGCACACGGAGTATATATTACGCACTCGTGATTACCGCATGTTTCAGTATTGTCGTCGATCATCTCATGAATGTAGATAGCAAGTATTGTGTGATTCCGTCAAAGTTTAGGGACCTTCATACGATGACCGAAGAGAAGCATGGACCGGAAAAGAAGGTATCGGATTTAGAAATCAGTAACGCATTACACACACTTGAAAAAGCGAAGAAGGAGAAGGAGGAAACCGACCATTTAGAGATGGTGAAATATCATCAGCTCTTTAAAGATGACACGTTTGAGGCGTCACAACCGGCGAAGGTCGGGGGCGGTGGGGGGGCGAAATAATGTAGCAAAGCGTAATTTGATGAGAAGAAAAATAGAATGAGTATATAATTAGTATAGTCATTCTGTCGTAAAGAAGATGGATGATGACGACGACGACGTCGGCTTTCTAAGAGCGGTAGATATGAGCAAATTAGACGAGCACATAAAAGGCGACCAAGCCCTTTTATCAAATAATCCAATATATGGATATGGTGGAGGTCCGGCGAATACATGTTGGTTCATTTCATCATTACAGATGTTGCTCAATACGAAGATATATAGAGACTGGATATATGCGCCACCTACGCATACTATCACAAAGTGTGATATTTTGAAAAATGCGCTTCGTACACACATTCATAATCAAAAAAGTTATCCATTTCGTGTTTTATCCGAAGGCTCGTTGGATTTACAAAATAGAGTGATTGATATTTCACAGTTTATACGTTATGGTCAGAACACTGGCATAGCCGACGACCGTCTTATACCAAATGTATTTAAAAGTTTAAATGGTGAACAACAAGATCCACAAGTGTTCATTAATGAAATAAGTGAATGTATCAATTTTGGGACGTATCAAGTAAGTTACAAAAATATATACTACAACACCAACGCAGGCAGTAGTGCTGCCGGCAGCGACACACTAGAATGGAGTCGAAATACCCCACCATCAATAAGTGGTGATAAGACAATCCAACATTTTTTGAAGATAGCAGAGACTCCAACAAACATGACAAAGACAGAAGAAAATATTATTAGAATTGAAATCGAACCGTTAATTCGTCACAAGTCTGTGAAATTTACTTCATTACAAGAGTTAATCAATGTTATACCAAAACCTTTGTTAAAAGATGGAATGTCCAGTAGTCAACCTCCGCCGCCTATGTTACATGATAAGCAAAGATTTATTCGAAACCTACAATTGTTTTCAACAACGTCATTGTATGGCCGATTTAATGAAGTGAAAACCAATACACGCATTGACACCTTAAATAAATATATAGCTGAAGTATCAACAAATTTAACTACCTTATACAATCGTCCGCGAGTTGGGTTTTCATATAAGGCAGTTCTGGATGATTGGTTCAAACGATACATCGATCAAACCCCAGCTATATTGTCATTAACACATAAAACGAGTTCCGAAGGTGCTATTGTTTCCACAGATGTTCGTTTCACAAAAAATGCTGGCGTTGATATTATACAGGATATTAATAATGTTTTTGATAGACTTCCAGAGAATAGTCATTCAATCAATACTCTTTTACAAGCGTTGAAAACAAGCCCTGATGTAAAATTTCAAAAGATAGGCACCGTACTCGATTTTCATGAAGACACAAATTTACGACCTATTTTACAAGGTATGTATGATGAGTTCATTACATATGTTCCAGGTGACTATATTATGATACAACCGCCGGTCGGTCCAGGGGGCAGCGATATATCAAAATACGCGTATTTTCCAAATATTACCTTATCAACAATTACGCCAGAAACAGTATTCAATTTCAACGAAAAAACATACCGATTATCGTCTATTATATGGCATACCGGTAACGATATACTGAGCGGACATTATCAAACCGAAATAAATATCGCCATTCCCCCGCATGAAACGGTTGAAAAAGGGTTATATCTTTGTAATGATAGCACAACCAACAAAATAGAACATTGGGGTTCTATTCCGGAGAATCAAAACCCAATACCGGCATTATTTGTATTTGAGAATACGGCATTAACGCCAGATATATCTCCGGTAGGGTTTCCCCCAGTAGTTGGCAGTTTGCGCGGCAAAACTAGTAATCCCCAATTCATCACGCCTGGCGGTGTTGTCCAGGTTCATGAAGGGAGCGGAAACTGGGGTGATTTGCAGTCCAGCTACAAACAGATTTTTGCTCCCATAAAAGCGACCATCGATTATCTAATTAAAGCGGGTTATAAGCATATTGGTTTTACATATTCTGCAAACCAAGCACAGACTCAGGAAATGTTTAAAGCATATGAGTTCAAACATGGCGAAAAAACCGGATTATCCCAAAAGCTACAAAATGGTGTTATCAAAACGAGTGAATTTAAATTACTCAGGGGTAGTGGTCAAGGATATATAATGGGTCAAATAAAAAATGAATTGAGCAAAGACGCGAGATATGATAATGTGTTCAGAATTATTCCGTTCAGCACGATGAGATATATTGGTGAAGACCCAGATCCATACGTTCCAGACAGGAATTCTCTTGGTAGCGTAGAAGATTGTATCAATTTTGCTACTTTATTTTTAAAACTACCTAAAAGTATAATTATAGGTTGGGCAGCTTTTAAAAATCCAAAATTAACGGATAAAACCATATTACAAGATAACTATTTTGCCATAGGTGGCAATATCGCTTCTAAAGCAAAACAAGCGAATCCAAAAACTGATTATAAAATAGAAGATGTAGTGCCGGTATTCCGGAATTGGGCTCTACAAAACTGGAACCCGGATGCTCAAAAATTGGTTGATAATCCTTCATCAACGCCTCCGCCTCCGCCGAAAACACCCCCCGTTAAAACACCTCCCGGTGGCGATGGCGATGGCGATGGCGATGGCGATGGCGATGGCGATGGCGATGGCGGCTCAAAAAAACCCTCAAAAAAGAAAAAGGCATCATCCATGAAATTACCCATCACAGATGCACCACCACCACCTCCCTATATCACAATAACAAATATGATTGCGGGCATCGACTCTGGGATAGACCATTTCGTCGAACAAGTAAGTAATCGCAACCCTCTGAAAGAGATATCGGTAAATGAACAAGGCGCTGGCGCTGGCACGGCCGACCGAACGAGAGAGACTCGAAAATTCTCTCGTGTTGATGGAAATTTTCCGAAATCAACCGTTCCTTTATTCGAGCAAATGGTGTATCATCGCGCCGGTTCCATGAATTTAAATCCTCTCGCGATGTTCATTCCAACCGGTTATAAAATCAATTTTCAAGAAATAAACGAATATTTCCGAGAGATGGCGCGACGTAACGACCCTGAAACCCAAGAACTCATAAATCTGGTAATTAACGCATACGGAAATAACAACAATACTCTATTTTACAAGCATACACTTCCAGGCAAGGTATCAACCGCTGCGGCAGCGGCAGGGATGAGTTCAACGATGACAGAAATGAGAGGTGGTGCTCCCGTCGGCATAAAAAGTGTATTCAACCTCGACGCAAAAGCAGCCGAACGTATCCAAGTTAAAATTGATAATTGGCATAAACAATACACAGACTGGCAGTTTTACCAGAACGCCAACCGCTTTTTCGTGAAAAATCAAACGTTGGCCAAAAATGAACTATTGTCGTTGAAGCTTGTGTTTGATGACGTGTTTGACTCTTCCTCCACCGGAAATGGTCTTATGAAAATAATAGAAGATATTCAAAAGAAACATGATAAAATCAACGACGTATATGATTCTGTTGGAACCGGTATAAGAATGGACGTCATTCGTCCAATCTTGAAGCAATATATTCTATTTTTTAACACGGTCTTTGAAGATATAAAACAACATATGTCAGACACGCTCAGCTTTACACAAAGCCGTCAAAATGAACTGGGTTATAAATATAAATTTGACCAAGCAGTGAAAAACGACCTTTTCAAGATATACAACGACATCAAGAATATTCTCGAGAGCTTTGGCGACAATATACGAAACGTGCCCTACTTGAAATTGGTCGATATGTTTCAAACATTTACCCAACAAATCAACGAACTGAATCGTCGTTTTCCGTCACAATTAAAGGACGTTCTTCATTCGGGTATTGCGAAGAATGACCGACTCAGTTATCGCGAGTATTATAAAACATACAAACTCAACCAATATGTCTATTGGCTTATGTCGGATAGAACCTCGTCAGTGACATTACCCGACCCGTTTGATAAAAAGAATAGTTATGATAGATTACTACCTGACGAGGTAGTTGAAATTTCTAATACCACAACATCAACGACTTTGGCGCCAAAGTTTGACCCAACTGAATACTCTAATGCGAAAAATAGGGTCGAAATCTCACATTTCGATGATTCTCGCAGTGGAGGACTCAAGAAAGACGAAACATACATCGATATGGTCGAGAATGAACAAAGGCATATTGGCCGTCTCATTCGTATCTATGAAAACCAGGCAGAAACAGCGAACCGTGAAGTAAAGGAATTTATCGATGAGAATATGGCTTTTACATTCGCATTAAGGTCCTACCGCGATATTTACGATAAAAACACCATCGACCTACAATTCGGAATAGACCTTCTTTTTTATGTGTTGTATTACGTCACGAATAATGTGGTATCCAGTTTGAATAAAAACAAGGCGCTTTTCGATAAAATCGATGACAAGAACGGCGGCGAATTATTCGCGCTTCGGCAAGACATCCGATTAAAAGAAAGTAAATTGGCTCATATCTTTGATTTAATTTCAAAACAGATTGGTATTCCGGTGGAACGTATTATGCCCGACCGTGCGAGTTATTATTATTCAAAAACATCGGCATCTAAACCCCGAATGGCAGGATTAATCGACGGCCAAAAATATCATGACGAGTGGCAGCGTAAATTGTCGTCATCGAGTTCGGATTCTGTCGCAAAAAAGATTAACTATGTTACAACCAATATGAAAAATAGTTTGAATAAGGGGCTTGGATTGGTGGATGACGCAAATGGAACGAAACCGAATGTAACAGAAGAAAACCGCAAAAAGATGAAGGCGGCGTTGATTGAGTTGCTCGAACACAATACGGTTCAGGTCGTTCATATGTTGTTCGCCAAACCGCGCGATATTTGGTATTCTCCCGATATGCGGATTGGTAGTTTATCGGCGGTGTCAAAATGGGGATTCTTTCGTTTAGAAAAACCGGAGATTGTTACGAAAAGTGCTTTCAAAATGTTGAAAGATACGATGTGGGACCAAAAGGTCACATCGAGCAGCGGCGGCATGAGACAACCACGCCTCGACTTTATTATTGATAAAACACCGGCCACACAAGATGTATTCGAAATAGAGATAGTAAATGTCGACGCGTTTAATACCAATCAACTCCCGCAAGGACAAAATGGATTATGTGTTTTATTGATTGCCTCAGAACCCTCGCCACAAATGATAGAACCAGGAAAAGATTCGGCGAATGATTCACGGTTTCAAAATTCGTCATTTCGTGTCGGCGATGTTCAACCTGCCGTAAATGATGACCATGCGGTTGGGGCTAAATTAATGGATAAACTTGTTGGGGCAATCAAACCTGACCCGCAAAAATGTAATAATGTCCGTGGTTTGATTCAAGAACAAGCGAACGAGATTGCTGCGATGACGAAAAACTTACTAAAAGCGGCGGGTGTTGATATGTCCATTCAACTCACCGGGCTTAAAAATAAATTGTTGGCGACATCCTCTATTTTTAAAGCAATGACGTTACTAAGTGTCGTGGTTCATCCGTTTTCTAAAAACATGAACATCTCTCCGCCACCCGCAAATGTAAGCGCAGCACTTAAACTCGCTACGCCATATAGTGGCGACCCGGATTATGATGCCGTAATCGGATATTGTCAATATTTAAATGCTCTACGTTCAACACCACCTGACGATTCAAATATAATGGCCGGTATAGATATGATTATGAATGCTTATAAGAGGGATAGTCTTTATTCGTATAATATTATTGGATTGATAATCTTACGAGACGATACACCGGATGATGTTACGGATAAGATACTAGAGAATCTTAAAGAAGAAGATAAAGAAGAAGACGGCGAGGACGAGGGTGGCGAGGACGAGGGCGGCGAGTTCTTTGCGGGTGGAAAAAGACGAAAAATATATATTGGCGGCGGACTTGACAGAATTCGAACAGCCGCAAAATTATTTAAAAAAGCCGCAAAGACGCTTTCATTCGCGAAAGTCGAACTGGTGAAAATGCGGATTGAGGGTAAAGTCGATGATGAAACATTAACACCAGCTGATGCGATGAATATGGTTCAAACTGCCGCAAATGAATATTTTCCACCAGCGGAATATCTTCTTGCTAAAATTTCACAGAACGACTTATTGGGCCAAACAGGAAAACAAACACAATCGGTAAAATATTATGAACGTGCCGCGCTTCGTGGGCATAAAGACGCGTCGTATGAATTGGGATTAATCTATAATGGGGGGTTGTATGGTGTGAAAACGGATACAAATAAAGCCATCAAATTATTGGCTATCGCTGCGAAAGAAGAGAAAGGGGTTGTTGATTATGATTACACGATTGACTATCAAGGTTTTGCCCGGACAAAATTGGTTGAAATAAATACAGCATTAGAAGAAGAGGCTGCGCGTAAAGCGCTGGAAGAAGCACCGAAAGAAGAAGAAACACCGGAAGAAGAAACACCGGAAGAAGAAACACCGGAAGAAGTCGATGATGATATATTTATAGTTGCGGCGGATGAAGCTGCTAGGTTCTTAGAAGGTAAGAATGATGAATACGGTGGTGAAGAAAAATCCACCATCGACAGTGCCAACGTCGATATTATCGATGTCCCTGATGATAGCCCATCCGAACCAGTTAGTGTTGATGAGATTGATGTAGTATTCGATGATGACGAACTATCTGCATCGGCGGCAGCAGTAGTAGCAGCATCGGCGGTAGCAGTAGCAGCATCGGCGGCAGCACCAGCACCAGTAGCAGCATCGGCGGCAGCACCAGAACCACCAGCACCAGCACCAGCACCAGCACCAGCACCAGCACCAGCACCAGCACCAGCACCAGCACCACCAGCACCAGCACCAGCACCACCAGCACCAGAACCACCAGCACCAGCACTTCCCCTCATGACAGACAATGATATAGAAACCTATCGAACTGCTATAAATAATATCAGAACGTTCATAAATGAAATAAACATCCGACGAACTACGTATAAGAGGGCATCAAAAGAGCGAAAAAATGAAAAAATTCAAGATATACTACAGGCGATTACCGATATAGAAAATATAATCGAAACAATCGCTCAAGAACAATATCCAACACGTTCTACCTTGAAAAAATTAGATGTCTTGAATAAATTAAATAACAGATATCAAGAACTTACGAAACAATACAAGGCATTGAAGCCAATCCTAGCAGATTTTGTAAGAAACCATCGAATCGCAACAGGAGACCTTGTGATGGACCATACAACGGGTGAATTATTTCTCGTTCCAGAAGGCGAAGGCCAAGGCCAATCCGGTAAAGCAGCCGAAGAAGCAATTGTCGGTGGAAGTCATCATGGTGGCCGCGCCAACGGAAGCACCGGCATTCAAAAAGGAGGACGTTATCGCATACCTCCTGATTCCGAAATATATCTCAGGTTTGCCATCGAGGTAGGACATAAACCAGATGAACTTAAAGAACAACACCCGGAAATATATGAAAAAGTAATCGAAGGTATTGAAAGCGGTGAAATAAAGCCGAGTGAAGATGATGATAAACAGATTGAACCATCTGACAACTCGAAGTCAGAAGCGTATCGCACCGCACTCGATTCGAATGTTGTGCGCAACATGTTACGCGGTCTTGCGACGACCACCGATAAATTAATCAAAGAATACGATCAGCTTGTAGCAATGTGTCGGCCCGAAACTGCGGTAGCACTCATAAAAGCACAATTAGAATTAAAAAATATTGCCATGCCAAAAGAACCCTTGTCGAAAGTGAAAGCCACGAATAATCGCATACGTGAAGTATTAGGTTGGAGTAATAGTAAAAATACACTATTGTATGACGTAAATCTAGTAAGAAAGACCGCAACGCCTACCGCGAATGGTTTATTTTCGAAGTTTTGTTATCATAAAGGCAAATTCTCGGTTTTTATGAGTAGAGGTTGTCCAGGAGATTATAGTTGTATGTTGAATTGGATAATTATCTTTGCGTTTCGATTGCTAACTCATCAGCCTGATACATTCACGGGTGAAAATATTGTCGAGTTGATTCAAAATTTACACAAAACAATATTCGTGGATATATTTCGTGGTTCGGCCGACTTTGTTGGCAGATTTGTTTCGGATGAAAAAAATACAACCTTTTATGTCGATCGTGTGAATAAAGTAATGTCAGAACAAATATTTGATGACGTTACACTCGCACCGTTGGTTCTCGGTATTAAAGAAGAAATACAAAAAATGCCAGAACCCGCGATTGATGGGAGAGTTGGTAAAACGACTGTTCGGCTTGGAGGTGGTATGAGAGACATCGTGACGCGAAAACGTCACGTCGAAAAAAATACCCGAACGCGAAAACATAAAATAGTTACAATATCTCTCAATAGAACAAGACGAACTAAAACATAATAACAAGTCGTCGGTTTGTGCGTTCAAATGCGTCATGGTAATAATCTTCGAATATTCTTGCGTAATCGAATCGTCTATTGTGTGTAGTTGTAGTTTTATGAACAACGTGGTCGTCGTCGTTGTCGTCGTCATCGAATCCTTCCGTTCCACTTTCGTCATCGGCATCATCGTCCGCCTGACCCTCGATGAAAGCGCGGGCATCGGCATCAGCATCGGCATCGGCGTCTTTGGCATGTTTTACAACATAAAGTATCATCTCTTCATGACTCTTCCACAAATCGACGATACATAATACATCACGAGCGATATCATGCGACGTGTATTGTTCGTCAATCGACTGGTATGGCGTATAATAACATTCATCCACCCTCGGGAAGAAAAGTGGCTTTGTCGGCGAGGGCCAGTATTTGATGAGATGATTCACTCCGAGTGGGTTCATCGCCGCCAACGTAGTATCACGGACAATTTGAATGACAACATTATGTTTCGAGAGATTTGTTCGGATGATATCGTTAAAATAGGAGGAAACATTTACGGAAGGAACACTGTTGGTAGTAGTAGTAGTATTCGTGAAAACAACCACGACTTTGGATTGCGGCGTCGGTAGCGGTATCGTTGTGCGCCAGACATCTCTTGCCCAATCACGTTCCGGTCTGTCCTGTGTATCATTCCGGTCAAGAATCGCCGGATATATCTTTGAATTCATGCCGCGCGCGTTCATCTGGCAATACAGGCTGTGTGTATCTTTCGGAAAGCATGTGCCACCAAATCCACGTCGTCCATCCGGGCCCGGAACTTGAAAATGTGAAGTCCCCATTCGTGCGTCGAGTTTCGCGAGTTTGACAACTTCAGTAAAGTCAGTTTGGGTTGCTTGAGAGAAATCATAGAATTCATTCATCAGCCCGACTTTCGCGGAGAGAAAACAGTTCTTCATGAGTTTCAGCATTTCGGCTTCGTTCGTATCACAAAATACAACGATGTTTGAATCAATCGCCCCATTTTTGTGACTACGATTGATGAGCTTGCTTACACGTCTTTTGAATTCTTCTCGTCGAATGTTTGTTAATGTTGCTGCCGATATTAAAGAACTTTCTGTATTTGTAGCAGTTATTGCTGCTGATACCCTCATCGGAATCCCAACAATCCATTCTTTCATGCTGCGAAAATCGTTCTCCCAACGAGCTTCTGTTAGAAACTCCGGCATGAAATAACATCCGTGTCTGGCCGCGAAACCGACTGGAATCGTGCTGCGGATGATTTTGTATGGATTGGAGCATCGAGAGATTGCTTCTTCAAGAATCTTTGTGTAACATGTCCCGTCATGGTTGAGTGGTGTCGGAAGACAGAAAAAAAGAAGGTCGCATTCGCGGTCGAGTTCTTGTAGTGTGATTCCTGGCGGTTGGCATGCCTCAGGGCGAACATCATAAATAAGAACGTCGATGGGTTTGAAAAACATGCGTTTGAAGAATGGGGTGGGTCCGCCCCCCTGCGACGGAATTACATTCGAATAGGGACTCGTGGTGGGGTGTATGGAATGGGAGGCCGGCGTTCCATCCGCACTATGCGTCATCACCGAGTTTGGTTTGGCGGGTGTTGTCACAGTATCTGGCAGAACCTCAAATCTCTCGACATTCCCTTTTTCCTTCGAGAAATAATTCTTCGCAAATATATGTGTCGCACGTCCTACGAATCCGTAGCCAATAATTCCGATTTTCATCTTCTAATCAATACTAATTCATATCGTTTAATATTGATTTGATAGTGTTTTTTACTTATTATCTTCGTCCTCGTCATCGTCCTCGTTATCGTCCTCGTCATCGTCCTCGTTATCGTCCTCGTCATCGTCCTCGTCATCGTCCTCGTCATCGTCCTCGTTATCGTCCTCGTCATCGTCCTCGTCATCGTCCGCTTCGTCCTCGTCCGCTTCGTCCTTACCACTCATATCGATATTAAACATTCCCACGACAATATCTGTCATATGTTGCATATAGCTCATCTTGCTTCCAAGTCGTGTGCCGATTGAGTCCATAATCGCAACCGTAATGAAAAGACGATAAAGCGAGCGTTTGAACATCAATCCGTAATTATTTAAAATGTAATTAATTTCGTATATTTCTGCTACACCAAAGAACTTGATTTCAGGTGTAGTATAACGCACAAGAACTTCTGTTAGCTCGCGACGAAGATTTTCGTATCTCTCCGTATGTTTTAAAGGGATTACACTCTGGATATCACTTTTCATGTCGGCACTTTCCGATAATTCGCAACTCATAATGATATCGATGATTTTATCGAATTTTCGTTGATACATATACTTCGTTGCTTTGAACAATATCTCTTGGTCATAACGCGAGAGATGACCGATGATACCGAAGTCAAGAATACAAATTTGATGGAGAGGACCCGATGGCGATGGCGATGGCGATGGCGATGGCGATGTGTTCTTAATAAACAAGATATTCCCTGGATGAAGGTCGCCATGATAAAACGACGTGCAAAAGGCCGCCTTCGCATTAAATGACGCCAATATTTTACCAAAATCATCATTATCCTCCGGGTCGATATCGGTGATTTTCATACCATGAACATATTCCATTACGATTGCGTCAGGATTAATGTTTTCGGTAAATTCTGGATAAGGTTTTGGTATTTTGATGTATTCATATGTATGCCAGTGTCGATAATACAGCATAATATTCGCAAGCTCTTTTCGAAAATTGACTTGGTCATTCAAACACACAATATTTTGAAGAATAAGACTTTCGATATTCAGCGTTCGAATATAAGGAACATAGCGTGTCAGTTTCGCAAAAACAACCAAGTTATTCATCGATGAGGTGAAATTTTTGTTTATATTTTTACGCAGATACTTGATGACGACTTCTTCTTTTTCTTCTTCGACGCCGCCGCCGCCGGCTTCGCTCGGTCTAAGCATGACCCCCTTGAAAATCAACGACATCAGCCCCGACTTTATCGGTCTATAATCATTCAAGATGCGTAGCTGCCGATATGGTGCGCATTCCGTGGAACGTGTTTCGAGTTCTTTAAGTTCATCGATGTCATATTCATCGTCGGTGTAATTCACGTTGTCGGTATATTCGCTAAAAAACCGATTGAGTTCAGGCGATACGATGTTTCGGTTCGTTGCGAATGCTTGAAATATCTTCACATACATCATGTTTCTCGATGCTAGACGCTTACTCACATCAATAATCGCATGATTGCGCGACTTCCAGCCTATCGTGTATTTTAAATATTCGGTTGCGCAGATATAAGTCGATGAAGCGGTGAACCACAAGGCGCGAAAAAAATCACCGAGGGACATCCTGTAATAATATTCTTTGGTTCGCTCGATATAATCCAAATACGCTTGCTCGTCATCGTGCTCGTGCTGTATGCGGAGGCCATTTTCATCTTTTTCGTATTCACTACTATCTAATTGTTTTTCTTGTTCTATGTATTCATTCAATAAATCGTCCATAAGGTCGGCTCGCCGTTGTCACTGTCGCTCTCGCAAGTTAATGATTATACGATGATTCGTTCTAAATACATATTATTTTATTGATATAATATGTATGTCAATTCTACGCTTTACCGAAGCGACTCCATCGCAACTTTCAATCGAAAATACATCTTTTTAATGAGAATTCCAATTGCGTTTTCCATCGCCACCGTGAGTTCGGTATCTTGGTCCGGCTTCAGCTTAAACATATGAAGAACTTGTATTTTTGATACACGCTCTTCATCCGAAACCGACTGATATATGAATTTTTGTATATAAAGCGGATATTCGAGAAGTTTGTATTTCTGTTCATGTAGAACGGAATGACCCTCAAAAGGCACACTTTTGCTTGTAAAAATGATTTCTGTATTTCCATTACTTGCGAATCTTTTTGCGACTTTTGTATTCACAAACATATAGGTTTTCAAACCGCCTAAATCACCGCCGATATCACGGAACTTATAAAGAATATGATGTTCGCTTGCGTCATCGGGGTTAGGTATAATATCGATTGCTTCCATAATATCTTTATTGACTTCGTATAACAATTTGTGGATGTTGATATTGATGAGTCCCAATAAATGAAAGTTCGGATTATGATAGTTGTATTCAAGTGTGAATAGTTTCATTTCAGTGTTTTTGCCTAACCTCATATCATTTTGGGTGCATATGGGTCGAAACTGAGTGGTCGAAGAAGACGACATTACGTGTGATTGCGAAGTGAATGCGATGAGCGACTATTTACTATTATGATAACATATTTATATCGGTTTATAGGTCCATGCTTACGGTATTTCTCTCAGAGCGTGGGCGTCTCTTTGATTTATGTGGTGTAGAATCCTGTGGAAGTTCGCCTAAACTACTGACATTCACGACAGTTGGCTCGAGGTTAATTTCATCACCGGCACCGGCACCGTTGGTGCTACTACCCGTCATACCCGAAAGTATATTTTGAAGTGTGAGATTGCCCGCTGTGTCGGAATTCGCGGCGGCAGAAGCAGAGCCCGCACCCGAACCCGTAGGTTGAATATTAATCGTCTTTGTTTTCAATCGTGACATCATATCAGATACATCCGCGGTGGGTCCTCGCATCTCTGGGCGGCGTGATTTTTGGTCCATCGACATCGGGGTCGGCATCGCCGTCGCGCCTGGGCGAACCGGTGGAGGAGGAGCGACCGGGCCTTTTGTTGCGATAGGTGGAGGGGGTGGGCGGTGTTGTGCGTAAGGAGGTGGTTCATTATTACGACCGAATCCGCCTCCGGGTGCGCCGCCTCCGCCACTCATGATATCATTCATGAAATTACCAAATCCGGAACCGCGTCCGCCGCCGCCGCCAGTATTGCTCGACATCGATGAAACGGCTGCTTGTGTAAATTGCTGCATAAGTTCTGGGTTCTGGCGCATAATATCATCCATACCTGGAAGCGCCGACTTGAACATCGTATTCGTCATATGAAGCATAATCGCGCTTCCTCCCAATTGAAACAACAGTTTGAGCTCTGGCGACATCTTCGCTTTGGATTTGTATTTCTCATGAAGCTCGCCGAAAATCTCATCGTATTCTGTCAAGTTTTCATTCACTTGCTCAGACCAACCGTCCAACTTCAAATCAAATGGGTCAAATTTGTTATTCAAAAACTCTAAACCTGTAATACAGGCGAGCAACATTTTCCCCTGAAACTTCACGCTATTCTGTCTCTCACGTTCTTCCATTTGTGTGTCATATTCGCCCTTCATCTCTTGATAGGATGAATCCATCGAATAGCGCTTTGTGAGCTGGACACCCTTTTGTTCGAGCTCTTCCAATTTACGAAGAAGCTTGAACTTTTCTTTCAACATTTCTTCTTTCGAGAGCTGTGGTGTCGATTCCACGTTGGCATCAGGGTCCATCGGAATGTTATTGAATTTACCATACCCGTCCCATGTGCGGTTGTCTGCGTCAGTATTTGATGTGGATTCTCCTAAATGAATGCCACCGCCGCCACCACCACCGCCAGCCGACGACTCACCGCCATCACTCTTGCTAAGATTGAAGATTCCGCTCAAAAATCCGCCGCCACCGCCGCCACCGCCGTCGCGACCGCTATCCGATTCACCACTACGCTTGGGTCCGACATTACTGAGGTCATTCAACTCATTCTCAAGTGCGGTAAGTTCGCTTAAATCGATATCACCGCCGCCGCCACCGCCGCCGCCTTTACGGTCGCTGTCCTTGAATTTATTATTCATGAGTAGCTCAATACCTCCGCCAAAATTACCGCCGCCGCTGCTGCTACTGCTAGATGATTTTCCGCTGCCGCCAAACGTAAATGTCGGCATCGTATCTAATGCTCCTAAATCGATTTCTTCCGCCATCGTAGTCTCGTATGTGATATACTAAAACGTAATCTTTATACTAAATTAGACGAACTATTTATTATTTGATTTATACCGCACATGTCTGTCCCGCCAAATGAACCCGCCATAATCCTTGTAAAAAACAATCCGCAAGGTCATCCTTCTTTTTATGATTTTCGAAAACGGGCATCCATTTTGCGTAATCGGATTTATGTTTTCGAGAGATTTCGCCGAGCCATCGACATACAGCAATCCCGGATTTCTTGCGGTCGGCGTATGTGGCTGCGTCAATACAAATACCTTCGTCGAGTGATTGAGAGATTGGCGTATCTGTGAAGAGTTTCAGCTTACACGAGGCTGAAATAAACTCGATTTGCGGGACATCCTTCATGATAAAATACTGCGTAATCATCCCTTGAAGTGTCTTCATCCGAGAGGCGAGTGTGCTGATTTGATTTTCAATAATCATCATGTTGATTGGGCCGCTACATTCAGTTAAAATTATATCTAGATGTTTCATCATATTGCGGCCGTATGTGATTAAATCGAGGTCATGAGCATACGTATAGTTGGCTTTTTTTGGTTTCGTGGCGGGGGAGGCACCCACTGGGGCAGATGTTCCAGCGATATGATTCGAATACTTATTTTCATCAAAGGGTTCCATGAAATCTCTCGAGAGTGATGTTTTGATTTCTTCGATGATGTCGGATTTTCGAAGTTTCAGATTTGTTGCGGCGGGTGCTGCGGTGGCGGGGTTGGCGGCCGACATTACATTCGCCTTAATATCCATGAGTTCGCCAAGCTTCTTTTTCAGTAATAACTCGGGTTTGCGCTGAAACGGTAAAATCTCTCGAGATGGGAGTTTATATTTGGATCTCTCGGCACATTTCGCGCAATACAGAATGACAGACGTGGATGCTGACGCTGACGAACGAAACATCCACTTCGCCAGCTTGGTATCATTGTTACATGTTCGTTTTGGAGCTGGCGCGCCCACTTCTGTAGTTGTTGATTCTGAGAGATTTGGCTCGAACCGCAAATCGATGACATCCCATCTCTCGATTTGGATATGATGAATAAGTTCTGTGGCAGATAATCCGGTGAATGCGACAGAGTCGGAGATATGAAACACGCAATATGCGAGGTTTTTCATACCTACATCGAAACTTATAATTCGCATTCTCTCGCACTTGTAATGTTGAATATAACAAACATTACAAATATTGGTTTATTATGATTTCATATCCATGTCCATGTCCATGTCCATGTCGATGTCCATGTAACGAAAATGATTCATTTTACTGGTTCTGGTTCTGATTCTGCCGACGCTGAAAAGCAAGAACTTGTTCTTGTGTGATTTCAGGCGCAACCATGCGTGACTGAAGTGCTTCTCTCGAGAGATAGACATCCTTGAGGTCACTCTGAACATAACCGAATGGTTCTCTCGTATCCATGACGGATGAATACATGAAGGGAACATTACGATGATTGTCTTGCTCATACGGATTCACTTCGAATGAACCATGACCGCTGGCATTCACAGCATCAATACGGTTCATATTCATGATTTGGTCGGCATTTGTTGTTAAATAACGGCGATAATCCCAGTTCGTGGTTATACCTTCCGCGCGACGTAATGATTCATTTACAGCGTTGCCAGGCTGCCAACCCGCGAAATTACGTCCGTCGTTCATCAGTGGCGGAAAATCGAAATAAACATTATGACTCGAACTGTAATTCTTGGCCCAATGAGGTTGTGAATGCGACATTATTATGTATATTATGAGAATAAAAAATCGGTTTTACTGTTGTAATTGTTTAATCGCATAAATTAATTCTGGCTTTTTGAGTCGTTGAATTTCGGCATGCTTTTCGGGTTGGTTTTTACATAGTTCCTTAAGAAGATGCTTGAGGTCGGGGACGGACATAGCTGAAAGAGGGACATTCACAGGAGCTGCGGGTATAGTAGAAGCAGCGGATGCGTGAGGTGTGTCTTGGACTTGTTCTGGCTGTGGCTGTGGCTGTGGCTGTGGCTGTGGCTGTGGCTGTGGCTCTGGTTGTGCCTCTGGCTGTGGCTGTGGCTGTGTAGTAGCCGTCATCACAGCGTTTTCTAAATCATTATCGTCGGGTAATGGGGTCATTTGTGCCT